CTTTTGCTTTAATCTTTGGTTGACCAAATGGATTGTCAGGTAATTCAACCCAAGGTTGGTTTACAATAACCAATGTGTTTTCGTATTTTGAATCAGATTTACGTGAACCTGAAATACGTTGGTTAATACCCATACCAATCTTATCCGCCAATACAGATGCGTTGTGTTGTTTACCACCTTTACCATCAAATGTCATCTTACAAGGAACTGAACCAACTGAATCCCACAAGAACAATAAACTATAATCTAATTCACCTTTTTCTTGTGCGTCTAACAAACTATTAATGTAGTCAGTAATTTGTTCAATGTAGTTAAAATCATTATTGAATATATAAAACCCATCCCAATCCGATTCACCTGTTTCTTCATCAACAACTTCTTCACATTCAAAACCCATAAGTTTTGCGTGTTCAAAAGACCATTTTTGTTCGGTAATAATGAATACAGGTAGAATACCTTTCTTTTGGGCATCAACGGCAGCTTTAACCAACGCAGTTGTTTTTCCTGTGTCAGAGTGACCCAAGAACATATTTAAGTGTCCAATTGCCGGACCTGGCAGTCCAACCGCATCCAAGAAGTCAGAACCTAAATCAAAAAACCTTTGTGGTTTGTACTTAGCTGAAGTAGAGAATTTTTTCTTTACTGAACTAAAATCGTTCTTTTTAATTGCCATAATGTCTTGAATAAAATTCTTTTAGGTTTACAAGTTTATCTGAAGCATTTGCAAGTTTTTCGACAAAACTATCCATCTCCTCCAAGTGTTGAGGGTGTTCCCCAATTCCTACGGCATTCTCCATATAAACCATTAATGTTGCCTCAGCTTCAGCAACTTCACTCTCATATTTTAATACAAGAGATTCAAACATTCTTTTTCCTATTCTATTTTCCATGTGTTATTTTTTTTATAAAAGAAAAGAGCTTGGACACTATGTCTAAGTAAGTGTCCAAGCTCAGTTTAATTAGAATGGTAATTCAGTGTCAACCTCGTCGTTAGCCTGTGGGTCAACGATTGGTGCAGATTTACCACCAATAGATGTAGTTGATTCAGTATCGTTTAAATATATATATCCACCCTTATCACTATCCCATTTTGGAGTTTCTCCACGAGCAATTGCTTCAAGATAATCAACAGGTTTTTTAGAATATACATCCAACCAAGTCATCTCATCATTAATCCAAGCGTTAGCTTGAGCTTTATCTTCGTGAACAGGAGCTGGGTCATCGTACATGATTGTAGAAATACTTGTGTATTCTTTACCTGCGGGTGTTTTAGATTTTGTCAATTCGATAACAAGGTCACGTCCTTTTTCAGGGTCAGTGATATCACCTTTGTTTCTCCAAATCGGAATGATTTTATCCAAGATACCATCATTCTTATAGTTGTGTTTAAATCTCCAAAATTTAACTCCATCTTCCTCATTATCACGGTCGATAACTTTAACGATGTAAAATTTACGAGACTTGTATTGTTTTGCCAATTCTTTGTCTGATTCTTTACCCGTAGACATCAACTCTTCGTAAACCTCATTCAAAGGTGAACGTTCGTTATCATTTTTTCCTGGGTCAAAGAATTTGTTCCACTGTCCACCAACTTGAATTTCGTGGTACCACGCTTCTTTAAATGGTGAAGAACCATCTGGTGTAGGTAGGATACGTACTCTACGTTGTCCTGATTTCTCTTTGTCAGAAAGAATACAAGCGAAATACTTTTTCATTCTTTCGTCTTGCGACATTTTGCTTTGGGCCCCGCCCCCTTGTTGTGCTTTTTCGTACTGTGCCAATACGGCGTCTAATGAACTCATCATGTTTTTTATATATTAAGTTTAATTTGTTTTACAATTATAGTCTAGTTTCCTCAGTTTGTCAAATAAAAAAAAGGTCACCTTTTGAGTGACCTTCCATTTTATTATTGTGTTTGTTATTTGTATTTGAACTCGTCTTCAAATCCATTGGATTTGTTTTGGAAAGAATTCTTAATATCATTAACATTGATGTCGGTCACGTCATCAGGTGTTAAAACATAATCATTTTTTCCCGTCTTTTCCATCTCTTCTGATTTATCATCGAAGAATTGTGATAATTTTTGGTTGAATGGGTATGAGTCGTAACTTCTTAACTCCAATCTTTCTTGTGGGGTCTTTTCTCTGTATTTCTCAATTTTGTTTTCAAGAGCATTTAACTTGTTCATGATTGCATCCATCTCACCTAATCTTGATTCCAATTTACCTAATTGCCCAAATAAGTTTTCAAAGTATTCGTCTTGTTTTGATTGAGTATCTTTTTGAGTAGTAACCAAGTCAGTAATATCAAGTTCTTCACTTTCACTACTTTTGTTGTCTGTATCTTCATCAGATTTTCCATCATCATCAATTTTTTCAACATCGGGGTCAGCATCAACATCAATTGGTGTTGCTTCTCCTGTTGGTGGTGGTGGTGGAACTGCTCCCGCATCTGCAGGTGGTGGTGGAGGTGTTGCCCCCGCTTCAGGTGCCAAAGCTCCTAAGTCATCAGGTGCAGGTTCTGCCGCCTGTTCCATTACATATTTGTTGATACTATTGTATCTTCGAATTTCACTTAATATTTTTTTATCTATGCCCATGTTGTTAACCATTTAATAATTGTTTAATACCGTTAGATGTTTCAACCCTAACTCTTCTATTAGCGGTTGTTTGGTGTCCAGCTCTTTCAATAAGACCGTCTCTTTCTCTTACAGTATAACAATCACCTGTATCTAAGTCGCAAACTTGTTTAGTTCCGTCACCGTTATCTTCTTGGGAAATTCTTGTAGATTTACCAAGATAGTTGTCTAATGCTGATTTAATATCCATAATTATGTTTTTATATAAATATACGATTAGGTTAATAAATTAACGGAATTTCAATAGCATTGTAAATGATTGATATACGTCGTCAATCACATCGTCAGGATTTCTAGTTGTTCTCCATTTAACAAATTTGTCAGGTGACGAAGCAACAAACTCAAATTTGTTATAAATAACAGACGCACTTGCAATCTGTTTATCCGTCAAACCAGTATTTGCCTTTATTCCTTCTATCAAACCAAAATCAGTCAAGAAGAATCTTTGTTTATTAGCACTCACATTTACTCGGAATTCTTGCTCAACAGTTCCTTCATCTAACACTTCTTCAACAACAATATTATTTGGTCCTAAAACACGTTTGACAATTTTATATTGCCAACTGTTAAACTCTGAAAGAATTTCCCAATTACCCGCCGCAGGATTTATACCAACAGTAAGTGTTTCATTACTTCCATTAAGATTACTTGTTGTTTTTCCTGTCAAAACAATTGGTCCCGTTTGTTGTGGTTGAGTATTAACATTAGGTGGTGCACCAGGAATTGTTATTGGTGGTGCCGCAGTTGTTTGTGAAGGATTATAAGTAAATGTTGTTGAGCTTGCACCACTACCATATGGTCCACTAACAACGATTGTATTATTTTGTGGTACTGTTGTATTACTAAATGGTACCAACACAACAATATTAACACTACTATTAATAGTTATTCCTGTTGTGGTTTTAACGTTATTTATTGTCACCGCAGTTACGCTTTCTAAATGAGTTCCTGTTATATTCAATATTGTATTTGTAACACCTGTTAATGGTGAGAACGATACAATTGTCGGTGGAAGACATGTTGGAGGTGGAAGTTTTGTTGTGTTAAGATTATTGGTTGCTCCCGTTACTCCGTCAGCAATTTGTTGAGCTTGACTCTTAGCAGCATTTCTAGCAGATTCAAAATCTAATCCAACCAATGCCGCGGACTTATAACCTTTATCTAAAGTATCAAACAATACTTTAAATGAATCAAAGTTCTCATCATAATAAGCTTCACTAATATTTGGAATTCCATCACTTGGTGGTTTCCAATAACATACGTAGTATTTGGCTAATCCTAATGGAGCATTACCGTTTTCACCAAAATATATTCTTCGAATATTTGGTGTTAATCTTGCAACCATAAAATCTAAGAATTTGTCAAGGTTTTCAAAATTGGCAATAGGTTGTGATGTTGGAGCCCCCAATGAGTTTGGAAGTTTAACACACGATGCTTGTTTTTGTATAAAATATTGTGTACTTGCACCCCAATAAGTATTTAAAGCGACTGACGCAAAATTATTATTATACCCTTCAAATTTATTTTTATTAAATGTTAGAACATAACATAACAAGTAGATACTAGTTTGTATCTCAGTACTAGTTGTTTTAGCTTTAATAGCGTCGGCAAGTTGTGTAGGTGTTAAACCTATTGTAACAGATTCAACAAAATCCCCCCAAGTACTATAATTGGTATTTAAGTTGTTTGTACATGTATTTGTTGCCGCGCCAACATTATCACCCAATTGAGTCAATTGTGCAGTTTTATTAATATTGGTGATTGGTTTATCCGTAATATTATCTTTATTGGCAAGAATTACAGTTTCAATCTGAGTTAAAAGATTTTGATTAACACTTTGTAAGAAATTATCAATTGACGGTAAATCATAAATTCCTTGTCTAACACCAGAAAAATTAGTTTGGAATTCACCAGCAGTTATCGTATGATTAACTTCAGTAATTAAGTAAGGACCATTAAACATTGGAACATGTCTAAGATTAAAATACATTGTAGGTTGTAATAACGCATTTCCTAAACAAACCACATCACATTTATAACTTCTTTGTTTGTATAAATTATATAAACCAACGTTTTGGGTTGCAACATTTTTACCATTATATTGGTTTACCATGTTTAATTGTGTTTGAATTGTTTCTGAAGTCGCTTTACCACTATCCATAGAAACACTAAACGAGTAGAATACATTCTGATTTCTTGTTCCAATATCAACATTAAACCCAACACATTTATTAGATAACGCCCAATCTTTTTTTCCAACTTGATTTTCAATTAATGGATTTTCCGATGCTCGTCTTAAATCAAAGGCATCATTTCTATATCGAGAATTTCCCTTTGGTAAATCTAAATAGGTTGATGGTAAACCAGCATAAAAACAAATCATTTTTGGTCCTGATTTTCTGTAGTCCACATCCAAAAACGTTCCCCACATATTATCTGCGAACTGTAAAGACCCTTCAGCGCTTTGTGATATTGTGGTTCCATCCGCATCTTGTACGTTATAAAAGTTAACATACGCAGGTAATGGCATTACATTAAATTTGTTTTTAATTAATATTCCACTAAGAAATGTGAACACACTCATTTCCATATTAATGGAACTAGCCTTTAAAGTATTTTTTAAATCAAACACATCAATAAGAAGAACGTCTCCAATATTTCTCGATGCTCTATCTAAGAATAAAAAGTCTTCAAATAATGTCTTGTTTGTAAAATCACCACCAGAAATCCATTTATCATTTAAGGCTTTAAACACTTCGTAATTTTCAACCTTACTTTGTTGTCCATCAATAACACTCTGTATTTTTCTTTCAGGTAACTCTTGTTGATTAGGTAAATCGGCTCTTACTTTTTTTAATATTTGATTCAAGAAAATATTTTGTAAGGCATCGGTCCCACCTAAATAAGTGTTGATGTTTGTTTTAAATTGCAAACTATTAATTGTTGGCACATTTAATTTTTGAGTGGCGTATTGTTTAA